ATCCCGATACATCTCACCACGTGCTTGAAACACGGAGGTAAACCTGGACTGGGAACGCTCTACGAGCAACTGTAGAGCACTGAAAGCTTCCACGCCAGTCGGTTTCTGACCTTTGATGATGTCGAATGCACCGGAAAGGTCCTCAATGTCCTTCAATATCTGCTCACGGAGCTGGTAGACAGTTCCGGGGACTTCCTGACCGCCTAGACGCTCTGGTTTCCCTTGCCCACCAGCAGCTAGCGGGTTCCATTCAACGACTAACCCCGGCTCACCAGTGAAATGCTCGATACCAGCACCCTTAGGCAGGAGCCAAACAGGGTTAGCCATCCTCTGGACAATGAGCTGGATAAGGGAGTCTATCTGGTTAAGCTGATCTTGCTTCTGGATTAGCGGGGAAATCGCGGATCTGCCGTACAGCCTGCCCCCGAAGTGCTCATACTGTGCGTGGAAGAAGGGAAACAGCGGGTTTCCTTCAATATCCTTATACGGGAATGGTCCTGGGAGGCCCTCTTCGGGGAGTTTCACGAGTATCGGGGACTTATCACCCCATACCCGCATCACGAGACCCTCTGGGTATTCCTTCGTTGGCTTCATCCAGAGCTCATATTCCGTGACACCCTCTACGGTATGTGCTCCAGCGGTGCCTAGATACGCGTATTGTGACCCTACACCTACGTCATTCGTCAGTGCGAGGGATTTGAATATCTGTAGGGACCGGTCTGCGGGGGACTTTTCCCACTGGATTGTAGAAATAAGCTCAGGATGATTAGCTTCAAACCAGTGTTTATCCCTCCAACGGATACGAATCAGGTAAGGCAGGTCCTTCCAGTTCGTCACGTTGACCGGGAACGCGTATTCGAACGGGGACAGCGCGGAAGTCTTCCCCTTCCCGAATGCAATCCACTCGCCTATTGGCGTCGGCTTCCCGTCAGGTCCTGGGGGGCCTTCTGCTTTCTTCAGGAATGTCCCACCGCAGTTCGAGCAATGCTGACCGGCCGCCACAATAGCTTGTGGTGGAAGCACGGTACCACACGTCAGGCATTCCTCATGCGGGATAAACATCTGGTTGAACCGGACGTCTTTGTCCCACGAAGTCTGGAGACAGGCGTTCCCTGTTGTAATCAACCAGAAGTCAGCTTCCCGCATCACCTGATTCATTCCATGCTCTTCATGAATCAAGGGAGCCATCTGGTCGGCTATCTCACTAGCTGCGATACTCTCAGTGTCTTTACCTACGGGCCTAGCTACGACACCTAGGTTGATACTGCCAAGCACAGTGCGGATACTCTGGACAATCTCCGCCATCTTGTTCGTCACCGGGCGGGGAATCCACTTAGCTAACCGCTTATCAACCCATTCACGACGAGTCGGATTATAATAAATCCACTGTCTGTTGACAACGTAGAACAGGTCCCTCAACCACTCTCTTTCCCAGATCCATCGATACTCAGTTGACTCCCTCTTCAGGACATCGAACATCGCGAGGAGCTTCTGCTCGTCGTAAGGGTCCTGTTGAGGAGGCGCCTGTGCTGGGTCCTGACTACCAACCGCAGTCAAACTATTCGTCTGTGTCTGGGAGCCGAACGCCGAGTCAGGAGGAGCTGGGGGAAATGGCATTACTGTTTAACGTCGTGGATAGGGAAGCCGTATTGCTTGGCTAGCTTGTCTCCGATATCATCGAAGGAGAACTCCTGCAGGGTAGATTCTCCGCTTAACACGGGGGCTCGGACGATTTCAGGAGCAGGGATCTTGATGCCATACGCTTTCTCTAACAACGCAGTCCGCTCATACTGCAGTGTGTTGATCTGCATCTTAATCCAGTCGAAGTTAATCTGAGTCGAGGTTAGCTGACGTTGGAGTAGGTCTCGCTCAGCCTTGACTACGGCTAGCTCTTGTTTCGTGCTATCTACAGCATCCCGAGTCAATGTAAACAAGTCTACGAGTGCATGTGGAACCCACATTACAGCATCCTAACTAATCTTCGCATGATTGGTAAGCGAATCAAGCCCCATACCAGTTTGTTTGTAATAGTTGGGCTAAGCTGAGCACGTATACCTTGTTTCTCAACCCACCAAGAACACTTAGATGCAACGACATCGCGAAGGGTCCAATTGATAGTAACCATTTATGCCACCACCCTTGGTGCTCGGATTAATCGCCCCTTCTCTTCAAGGATAAGGGCACCATGGATATGGCCTAGTTGGATAAGCGCGGTGACAGTTTCTTTGGCACTTTCAAGGGAACCAAAACTGATACCAAATTCGAAGTCAGTTCCCCCACCCTCAGAACGCTGGATTAACAAAGAGAACGGCTTACCTTCTGGTGCGATCGGCATCGATTGAGCGGCTGCGACGGCCATACGTGGCTCCTTTATGCGGGTTTGTAGCTAACAGATTTAACGTACACGAAACGGTCTGCACCAGGAGTTGCTAAACCACCCCAAGCGGGATCACCAGTGCCCCAATGGTTCAGGAAGATAGGAGCAGGGATGGTAGGAACTAATTGGGTGTGCGACTGCTGAAGGACGTTGTCTACGTAGAAGTCAATCTTGTCTTTAGACCAGATAAACTTGTATGTATGAAATCCTTCTTCAATCCCAGGGACAGGGGAGCTTGTGCTCTGATTCGTAGTTGGACCAATCCATGTCGTGTAGTAGACAACCCCAGGTTTGTCGCCTAGAGTCTCGAAGTCAATCTCAGTTAGGTGCTGATCAATGTAGCTGAATGCACCTGTGACACTACCCGAGACTGCTGAACCGGGACCATCTGCAGTAGGTGACGAGGAACTAGCTCGGAGGACGAACTCATACGTGCCAAACCCGCATAACTCGAACGTGCTGAGTTCTGCACCAACTGAGCTTAAAACACCGTTCAAGAGCGTCTGGGTAAGTCTTAGCTGTAAGCCAACACCAGGGATATACTTCACATAGCTTGGGGTATACCGAGTGTTACCAGAGGCTACCCAATCAGACAGTCGCCAATCTGTAGAAAGACCTTTAGTAAAGTCCCATACTTTCGTGTTGTCAACAGGGACTGGAACAGGTGTTGGTGTTGGTTTCTTATGCTTCATTTTATTCCATAACCAACTGAACCAACTCATAGCCAGAAGTCTTGAGTAGTAATACTCTCATTAGGATCGGAGACTGGTTCCTTCTCTATCTTTCGCAGCCGGGTGATTGCCGCTTGCATCTCGCTAGGGAGTTTAGTGATATCGCGGAGGGTGCTTGCTGGCGGAGGCACGGGGAGCAGGGGCCATGTCATCACAGCGTAGCGGAGGCAATCGGGGAGTTCGTCGTCCTTCTTGTAGACTTTTTCTTTCCTTACCGAGCCGTCTTTAGCTTTATCTGGTGCCCAGCGGTAAGCCTTCATTTGCTTCACTGTCATTGGGCAGTTCTGCTCAACGAACCATAGCTGCTTCTGGTGTAGCCACGACTTGACACGCTCGGTCCCAGCTACGACGTCATTTTCGGCTGGCTGGCACATAATGTTGTGCTGAGCTAACTCAATCATGGGCTGGCGTTCATTCCGGTTGATCGCCCATTTCGTGTTCGAGTTGCCTGCCAGCATTCGCATCGAGCTGGCGTGCTCTAGAAACGAACGATGACGCTCCAAGTATTCACCAACCACCACCAGACCAAGCTCAGTCGATACAATCTTCACCGCTCCAAAAGGGTGATCAGCTCCAGTGTCGATGCCGACCAGAACTTGACGCCAAGGAGCGATTTCAGGCCATTCCGGGATGATGTGTTTGATCTGCTCATCTGTGTGGAGTATCTGGGAATCGATAACGCCGCCGTAAACAGCACCCGTGAATATAACGAAGTCCGCCTCAAACTCTTGGCGGAACATGACATCTGGCATGGTAGCTTTGGCATCAGCTACCTCCTCGTCAGAGATAATCGGGTTGTCCGAAGTCTTGTACCGGCAGGCCCAAAACCCTGGGGCACCCTCTTCGGCTTTGTGGTAGAAGTTTTCCCAGACCCAATCATACGAACGTGGGGACGACGAGAAGATTGCTGCACCGCGACGTTCTGTGAGTGATGGTCGAAGGACAAGCCAATGCTGCTCTGTGAGCTCGCATACCTCATCAATCCATACAAGGTCCAAACCTTGACCTCGGCCTTGGTCGGGGTCTTCTAGTGTTTGGAAATGGATTAATGTACCATTCTTCAACCGTAAGTCGAGATGCTCGCTAGACCAGCCGTCTTTCATCACCCAGTCTAGGGGGATGAGCTCCTGCATGGCCGGGATAACGTATCTGTGGAGCTTAGGGTTTGTAGGAGCGCAGCACCAGATTACACTGTTGGGGATACACGCTTCCGCAGCGGCAGCAATGGCTGCCCCCCTGGTCTTACCTCCACGCCTTCCAGCAATAAGAGTGAGTCGGTGATATTTACGAAGTCCTCGCTCACGACAGGTTGGACATTGATTCGAAGAGATAGCTTCGAACTCGGTTTTACAGTGTTTGCAGAGTCTTGCACGGTGGGCCTTCCAGAATGCGTCCTGGTACGGATTGAACTTCAGTGGCTCGCTGGGGAGATGTATCCACTTCATTAGTCAAGGATTACAACGACTGACTGATACAACTCAATCAAGAATTCTATCAATTTTCCTCATCTCCAGTCGGATAAACGTCACCCACGACAGTTTGCCAACCGTTAGGCGGGAACTTCCCGGTATGCTCTTTCACCGGTTTGTTGCAGGGGTTCATCGGGTCGTCAAACGACTCGCCCCGGGTCTTCTTGACATCTGGGATATCCCCGAATGGGGTATCACTACGACTTGTAACTGGGAATTTGTCAGACATTATTTGATACCAAAAGCGAAGACAAGCGCTCGGCCTACTGCGAGTGCTTTGACTACGTTGGGTGGGATGGTGAAACCAGAAGCTACGAAGGCAGCTTCGATGTCTGCAGCGGTGTCTAAGTCCTTCTGGATGTTTGAAGGGTAGAACTCGCCTGTAGCCGGGTCGATTAAGTTCTTCTCAACAGCCGCTAGGACTGCTTCGGTCACGTCGAATACTTGTTTTGCTGTCATTTATACTCCTTAGAAGCTAAAGCTTCCCCCTACGCTGAATGTCGTATCCCCTGTCCAGTCATGGGCTACTGCGGTTACTAGCTTCAGATTCGTCTGGTTTGTAGCGAGGACTAGGACTACCTTGACCCCATCAGCATCGACAGCGGCTTTCACGACGCCTGCAGACCCAGGCTTCAAGGCGGCGGCAGCCTCCTCAACGTATTTCTGGAGGGCTGTAGAAGCGAACAGATGCTCACCAACGGGGATTAAGACGCTCATTTAGCTCGCTTTAGCCCGGCTAGAGCCTTGGACTTATACTCTGTCTTCCCGCCCTCAGCTTCTTTCTTCTCGGAAAGCATAATCGCGATCGCTTGCTTCCGGTTCTTCACCTTTGGCCCTGACTTAGACCCAGAGTGGAGGCCACCATGCTTGAACTTGTGCATCACTTCATCGTATGGCATCTAGTCCTCTAACTGTCTGGGCTTACCCACGATCTGACCGGTAACTACTTTGATATCTCCGCTTGCTGGTTCAATCTTCAAAGCTAACACCGTCTGAGAAGCATCAGACAACCCACGAGATTCCTGGTAAGCCTTGAACAGGGTGCCTTTAGCGACCTCAATCGTCACTGTCTTGTCACCCTCTTCAACGAATCTGTCTAGGTTGTCTACGACTTTGGGAAGGACCTGGAACTCTAACCTGTTTAGGGGGTCCTCGAACCGAAGCCAACCCTCTTTAGCAGCTTTTGTAATCGTAGAGTTCAAGTAGTTCGCATGAACCCCTAACCGCTTAGCTGCTTCCCGGTTGGTAATGTCTGGTTCTAAAGACCTTAGCCCGATCCAAGCTACGATAGTCTTCCTGGCAAACAACGCTGAGGTCATCTGCCGGTGGGGTTCTGTCGTCAGCGTAGGAAGGTCTGCGTTCAGTATTTCCTGTGTCGAGGGATCCAGGGATGGCCCTCCATCTCCTGCTGCGAGAGACTGGGCTTCTTCGCGCCTGCGACGTGCCGCACACGGATAGCAGTTACACCCTGGGCGGTGGGTGCGAAATCCTGGGTGCTTGCTACGCGGTTTATCTGGTTCTGACAAAATGCCTCGAA